CGGCATGGCTTGGGATAGGTTTAGCGGAATGCCTGCGGCTTGTGCAGCTTTCATCCGTTCGACAGCTGTTGCCAAGTCATCAGGCCGCACATCTTGCAAGGTTTCCCGTGCGAGAAGTCCTTGGTTCGTCTTGGCCATTGTGCCGATGCCGCCAGCAAGTCCACCACCAAGTCCCCCAAGAATCCGAGAAACTGCATTGTCACCGAAAAGGTTTGCTGCGAGTTCCGAGCCGCCACCAGAAGACAGGCCGATGATGCCGGAACGGATCGGGGCTGCAAGTCCGCCCGGAGATGCGATCGCCCCGACACCAGCCTCGCCAACTCGCGCGGCAGTCTGCCAGCCTTTCGTCTCAGGCTTTAACGCACTGCGAATTGCTTCATCTGCCTTACCAATTGCCTCTCCGCCTGGGATCGGAACCTTCGACCAGGACGGGGTTGGGAGTTGCCGCTCGAGCCAGTCTCCACCTTCCTTAACCATTCGCGGAAGAGCTGTCACACCGCCGTAAAGCGAACTGCCAACGGTTTTCAAGGCCTCCAGCGCAGTGTTCGCTTCCTTCGGGGCGGAAGGTCCGAGCTTCGCCATGATCTCGGCTTTTGTCGTGCCGTCAGGGATGTCATGCAACACCCTGCCATCGGGGAGTTCGAGGTCAAAGCTCATTTCAAGTCTCCCCAAGACAGACGTTTGTTAGGCTTGCCGGGAGAGGTGACTGGGTCAGGAGTGTTCGGCGCAGGGACGTAAGTCTCCCCGAAACCTTCGCTAAACTGCGTTGGGTCTTCAGACAAAGCGGCTTTAGCAAAGGATGCGTTAGCGTTTTTGTACTGCGTGATTTGGCGGTCCGCGACGTTGTTGAGCAAGCCGAAGAGCGTCTTCCGGGCTTGAGGCGAACTCGAGGCCAAGGGTAACATCCGCTTGATTTCCGTTGCTTCTTGCGCCGTGACCCCACGGTTGCCGCCGAACTTCGAAACCAACCCTTGCCACAAGTCAATAGACAATGCGTTGTAGGCTTCAGTATTCCCGAGTTTCGTCGGGTCGACTTTCACGCCTGCGACTTGGCCGAGATTCGACAGGAATGTTGCAGGGCCAGATGTCGCGTTGGAGAAGATCCCCTGCGCGTCGAGATTCTGCATTTCGGATAAGGTTTGCTTGAGGTCAGTCGCCCCTCGCGCACGCTCGCCGAGGGCTTGGACTTGCGCTGCAGCACCTTTGAAGTACTCCGTCATACCGGCCTTTTGTCCCTGGATGATTGGGCTAACCCCGACGTTGGTCGTGATCTTCGGCGCGTTATCGAGTTTTGTGATCTTGCCAGTTCCGGTCTGGGCTTGGTACAAGTCGCCACCGATTGTAGCTGGCTGCGCGTATTGAACTCCGCCAACGACAGAAGGCTTCTCCCCCGACACGTCCCAGAACTGTTCGCCGAGCGTCTTGATGTCTCGCTTGGGCTTGAAGCCGCCGACATTGCCCCCGACCATGCCAGGAATTGCGGAAGGTTCAGCATAGGGGAGGAGGTCTTTCGCCGTGATCCCACCTTTTTGCTGTGCAGTTAGCTGCTCCATCGCAAGTTTCTGCAGGATCGGGTGGCCGGAAGCAAGGGCATCCATCACAGCTTTCCGCGGGTCGCCTGGGATTTGAACTTGCTGCGGGACACCATCAGCCCCTGGCTGCAATGCCATGCTCGGAGCGGAATAGCCTTCGGAAGTCTTTTGGTACTGATCCATGCCGGAGGTTAATGCCTCTTGGTATCGTGTGGCGAGGTCGGACTTGTCCGTCTTAATCTTATCCCGTTCCTTGCTTGCACCGTAGCCTTGAAGCATCTTTGCGAGGACACTTAACGGCGAGATCGGGGCAGCCATGCCACCAACGCTTTGCGCTTCCAGTGGCGAGAGCGAACCGTTAAGCATCGCATCAGCGATCCGTTGGCGCTGGGCCAGATCCTCTGATTCGGTATCGTAGTTGAAGCCTTGGGTAGCCATTATTTAACTCCATTCTCCGGGGGATTACTAGCCTGTAATACCGGGGGTTTATTGCGAACCGCAAAGTAAACTGGCTCGGGCATGATGTACAAGTGGCGGGCATTTCCTGTGTTCACCACATCAATGTCTCGTGGATAGACCTCAAGAGCATCAAGCCCGCCGAACCCACAAGCGGATTTGACAGATTGCAGCTCTTCCCAAGACATTGGGGTCGTGTTGCCGCTTTCCCGGTGGATGGTTAGGCGGAAAATTCCCTGGAAACTGTAAAGCCCCGCGTGGAAGTTTTCGTCCTCCCACGACCGGACTGGCATTTCGCCGAAGGGATTTGTGAAGTGGTTTTGAGTTTCTTGCATGATTACCAGCCCGCGAAAGTTCCCGTAGGAGCCCCCATTGCGGCGCCGCCAAGACTCGCCAACCCACCCATTGCGCTGTTGTAAGATCCCATCTCGCTATTGTACCCGTTGTAGATCGACTGGGCAATAGGAGCTGCTCCGACAGTTGCTCCGGAATTCGTAGCCCCGAACTGCGGATTGGTCACCTGTGCCCCAGTTCGAAGTGCATTGAGTTCGTTGATGTCCTGGCCTCGAAGCTGCACACCCTCCGCGAGTTGCGCTTGGCGCTGGGATTCATTCAGTCCCATGTACTGCCCAGCAATGGCTGGTAAGGCTTGCCCATAGCCAAGGCTATACTGCGCGGCATTTTGCAGCCCTTGCTGACCTTGAAAAGCATTCCCAGCAGCGGCATTGTACTCGTTAAGCCCTTGCGACCGGCCTGCCATTTCCTGGCCGAAGTATTGATTGAGGGCTCCGAGCTCCTGCCCACGCCCGGATAGCATTGACTGATAATCATTAGTCCGTTGGGTCAGGTCCTGCTGCCGCCCACTTAGATCTCGGCCATACTGCGCGTTGATCGCAGCTTCCCCGCCGGAAATCGCCTGATTCATGGCAGATTGATATGCGTCATTCTTCGCCATCCCGAGGTTCTGAACTTCTCGATTATAGGCGTTGGACCCCTGGGTAATTCCCTGTGCCGCGAGTGCCGCTGTCTGATCGCTTTCCGCTTGCTGGAAGCGGGGATCGAGCCGGGATTGCTGCTGGGAATAGAGGGCATTCTGGATTTGCGAACGGTAGTCCGCATCGCTGTCCGGTGCGCTTCCGCCAAGGCCGCGGTACTGCGGAGTAGGGGAAAGACGAGAAACTCCAGGCATTGCGGTGTTAAGTTGCTGGGAAAAGTTATCCCCTGCCTGCCCTGCCAACCCTGCCGTCATATCCGCCATGCCCTCTGTGCGACTGGTAAGACCTTCGGGATTGTAGAGGTTCTGCCCGGCTTGGGATAAGGCATCGCCAACGCCCAGACGCTGTGTCATGCCGGAAGTATCAAGTCCTTGCCCGAATGTCGACTGCACACGGCCGAGGGCGGATTGCTGTGCATCTCCAAGGCCAGTAGCGATTGAGGTCTGCTGATCGAGAAGGGCCTGCTGCTCTGGCGCGAGTGTGGTGGTGGAAGTCCAGTGTTCCGGGTTGTTCGGGTCAACCGTCCACATCTGCTGGCCGTAGGGGTTGATCTGATCTGCACGGTTTAGGCTCGCAGTGAGTTTTGCGGCTTCAAGATTAGCCGCCCCTTGCGCGTTTGCAGTTGCTACCGGGTCCGGGGCATCTGGAGGACCATCGAAAATTGCACTGATTAAACCACCCATTTACACTCTCCTTTAAGCATTTCAAATAAAACAAGATCCCCGATGGTGTAGCCTCGGAGGGTGCAGAGTTCCCGGAATCCCATCCGCTTCGCAATGGATAGACTGGGGTAGTTCGTCGTTAAAACAGTTCCGCCGAGGCGTGTACAGCCAAGGGTTAGGAATGCGTGGGAAAAACAAGCACGGAGAAAAGCGTCTGTGAGCCATCCAGGGGCAGCTTTCGCTACATGGAGGGAAGAATCGCCTTTATGCATGGGGGTGAAGATGAACACCCCTGCCAGTTCCCCATCGTCGAAACGACTCGCGACCCAGGTCGTGCCACCAGGAAACTTCAAATCTAGCGCACGTTCCGCAAAGGCTAAGGCATCTGGGAGTTGCGCAAGACAAACCTTCACATCAAACCGCCTTTTTGCAGGATTAGATCTGTAGCGTTCCACGACATAGTAATGCCCTTTCCGAGCACGCGCAAGCGTAGAGAGATTGCGCGGCCGGGTTTGGAAGCGACTGTCCGCCAGACAGCTTGCGTGCGAGAGGCAGTCCAGTAGGATTCGTCCCACTTGGCAGTGTCCCAGACAGCGGCATTGCGGGCGTAGGATACGGCGGAGTAGGATAGCTCGGCCTCGTCATAGTCAGTGTCAATTGCGAGCTGGGTGCTGAAGTCCCCGGCGGAGGTCTGGAAAATCGGGCGGAGAAGTGTTACGCGAGAAAGGTTGCCCTTACCTGCGGGGTAGAAAAACGCGGACTTGACCTTACCATCAATGCTTTTGCCGACGTCGTCAGTGCCGACCCATGCCTGGAAAACCTTGTTGTGGAGGGCGAAATACAGCTTATCATCGTGGGTTGCCCAGACTTCCGCCGGCATTCCAGTGAAGCGACACCAAGCTTTTGTCTGGGTGTTCATCACGAATTGGTAAGAGTAGACGATGTTAGCATCATCCGAACTTACGACTGGGACGTTGACGAGAAGGAAACCTTCGCTGGAGTGGAGGATTGGCTGCCAGCCGAACATACCCTTGCCAAGCTGCGCGTAGTCAAGCCAGGCTTGAGTGATCTTGTCGCTTATGGCGCTGCGGCTGTCGACGGTGGCGGACTGGAGTGCGCGGGAAAGGGGGTAAAGCCCACGAGTTGTGAGGAGGGCAAGGTCACTGCCGAGTTTTAGGAAACACCTGCGGCCGATCGGAGTGCCGATGTAGTAGATGCCTTGGAGGGCCCAGGTTGCCGCATTGTCTGGGTTCGTGCCTTGGAATACAGCTACTTCGCCTTCAGAGGTGGCGGCGATGAAATAATCTTCCGGCCCGTTACCACCGTCAAGAGTCCAGGACTCGGTCGCAACGAGATAACCACCGCGACGGAACAAGGCGCCAAGTGGGTACTCGGAGGCAAGTCCAGCAATACTGTTGACCGGCAGATACCAGAAGGACAGGGAGTCCTTAACGCAGAGATAAAGGCGGGATTTGAACAAACTGGCGTTTACGATGGAAGTGGAGGTGACGCCAGTTAGTGCCGGGGTTGTCGTGCCGTTGAGAAGTGTCCAGGTTGTACCGTTGAAATACCTGGACTCATCGACTCCATTACAACACCAGAGGAACGATCCGCCAGCCGTGGAGATGTTGACGAACTGCCACTCGCCGTTTGTGCAGGGGGCGGAGATGGCGGACACAGTCCCGCCAGCGGTTACTTCGTAAATCCCTGTCTGACATGCGGCGAAAAGCTTCGCAACACCTGCCGGGGATTGGTAGGACATTAAGCCCCGAACGTCGCGGAGAACTGTCGGCGTGGCAGGATCGCGGTCAGGTGGAAGCGTAGCCCACAAAGCACTCCCAGGTCGGAGTTCAATTGAAGCTGGCTTGGGGAAGAAGTTGTCGAGGTAGATCGCGTCGCCAGCTGGCATGTTGGCCAAAGGGTCGCGGGCGTTCCAACCACCGACAGGTGCGATAAGATTGCGGCCGGCAGAAGTAGGCTGACGCGCGGAAGGTGCGGTAGGCTGCATTAGACTTCCCAGTTACCAGTCGGGATAAACAGACCTGGCTGGATGATAAGGTTTCCGCCTTCAAGGGACAGGGCTGCTTTCGTACCATCGGCACCGCTCGCCTCTGCGACTGCGTTTTCGTACTCGCGAAACGACTCGGCGTAGGGCAAACCCTTCTCCTCCTTCCACCTCCACCGAAGGCCTTTGAGAAGAAGTGTCTTGTCGAGGAGGAATGTGTCGCCGTCTTTCGTGAAGAAGGGCTTGTAAGGGGCGATGAGGTTGTCGTTGTCAAGCACGCATCCCTCGGAGACATACTCGAAAGCCATTAGGTGGCCTGCGGGCATGTCAGGGGTGATTAGGAGCTGGTTGCCCCGGAAGCGGTACTGGTAATACGGCCCTGACATTGGGAGGGCTTTGATTGCTTGCCAGGCTTGCGCATTGCGTGGGCCGAAAACTGGCAAACGCCGAGTCCGGTCGAAGATTGTGTCGTTGAGGACTTTGAGGAACGCGTAAGGGGCGAGAGTGTCAATGTCGCCTTGGTTTCCCCCGGCCACGCTGGTGAAGACTGTTTCAAACGTCAACTGCGTCCAGGAATGGCGGCGGACAAGATCCTCGCAGATTTCATTCGCAAGTCCTACGAGTTGCGTGAGCTGGTCGTCCTTCGCCGTTATGACAATGTTCGGGACGGTCAGGCTGGTACGACTGCAAAACTCTTGAATGATCTGGAGGAGTGTCATGGGGAGGCCTTAGAGTTTCTTGGACTGCTTCATCGCGGAGACATCGGCGACAAGGGTGCGAAGCTGGTCGGCCAGTTCCTTGTTGCGGGCAGTGAGATCTTCGTTGGCAGCGCGGAGGGCAGAGAGTTCCTCTGAGATCCGGCCACTGCCTGCGGAAGATGCGAGCCAGTCAACTGCGCGTTGTTTCAGTGCGCGGCCGCCCATGCCAATGCGGTTGATGACTTCCTCATTTGCAGCGGCCAGGTCCTCGACCGTGCGGAGCTGGAGGGAGCGGAGCATCTTGATCTGCGCAGGGGAGGCTGGAGGCCAATTCTCAATCGCTGTACCAGTTAGCGGGACTTCGCATCCTGCTTTCCAGGCTTTGTACGCCTCTTGATAAGCGTGCGACCATTCGCGGGGGAGACGGCCTTCCGTCACATCCTGCTGGATTTTAACCAGCCACTCGGAGGCAATACGTTCGATCCGGTCTTTCGACCCCATTGGAGTGACAAGGACGTAATCCACATCCTTTGCGACGTAATGCCCTGCGGCAATGCTCGCATCCCGATCTTCGTCAGCGCGTACTTCGAACGAGACATACGCTGGGCGGGCTTCTGCTATTTGTACCATTTCAACTTCCCACAGTTAATCCCCCCAAAAAACCCCAAGAGCCGAAGCCCTTGAGGAAACACCGTGGGAGGTGAGCGGTGCTTAGATTACAGCGGAGATGCGGTCTTGCGAACCCAGCCGTACTCGCCAGTAGCGAATGCAGTGTCTGCGGTGTAGGTGCCGGCAGTGTTGTTCACTACGAAGGCCGCAGTCACTGTGCAAGTCGCAGCAGCAGTAATCGCATTTGTGGCGGGGCCGACGTAGACGTAAGTCTTATTCTCCCCCGCGATTACGGGAGTGCCGACAGCGAACTCAGGGGTTGTGGTGCGGCGGCCAGTATTGGCACCGACCAAGGGGGTTGCGACGATAGTCATGAAAATTACTCCAGAAAAGATTGATTAAACACCGGGGATTACGGATCTGTAATACCCCGGAAGTTACGTTAGGCCTTCAACACGCCTTGCAGACTGCGGTTGGAGCAGGTCAGGTTACCCATCCACAGGACAGGGACCACAGCCGCGTCTTGGTTGTAAGGCTTCATCTCGTCCATGACTGTCATATCGGCGTCCTTGTGGGCGACGAGTTCGAGGTAGTCAGTGTTCAGGAAGTAGCCGTGGGCCGCAGGGATGCCGGAACCACCGTCGAAAATCACGTCAGCGCCTTTGTACTTCAGCGAAATGAAGCCGGCGTTTGCCTTGGTTTCATCGGTGTAGCGCTTGATCGACAACTGCGATTGCTCGAAGAATGTGAAGTATTCGTTAGAATACACGATCAGGTCGGGCTGGTCATCGCCCCGGGTCAGGGCCAACCACAGAGGCAGCATCAGCGACTCAATAGTCGTGGAAGAGGGGACAATCGCACCACCACCTTGGAGGGGGGCTGCTGCGGACTGAACCTTGTTTTTCCAGAATGTCCAGACCGCGGAATCGATACCGCCGACTGTGCCAGCGCCAGCGTCAGCAACCAAAGCCTGCAAACCGTTGATCTGGTTAGCCAGGGTACCATCGCCGTAGATGTCTGCGGAGAAGTTGTTCTTGAAAGTGCGGATAGCATTTTTCAAGCGAGCCTTGACCAGGTTGATGATGCGGGAGTCGCCGCTGTTGGTGCGGAGTTCCAAGCCGGAGGCTACGACGTTAATCGCGATCTGGCGCCACTGGTATTCGGCAGCGCTGATCACGTCAGATGCGCCGATGTTCAGGACGTCATACCCGCTGTAACGCTGGTAAGTGTTGTTCTCTGCGTAGTCCAGAGGCTGGGCGATGGTCAGACCGCCATCTTCCTTGCGGACTTGACCTTTGTCATAGATGCGACGCAACAGGGCGTTGTTCTTGGTGACGTTGTCTTTGATCTCTTTCGAGTGCTTGCGGAAGGTTGTGGAAACCAGTTCCGTGAATACTGCATTTGGGGAAGCCATTAAAAATACTCCTTAGAAAATTTCGATTATGCCCTGGTGCGGATTGCAGCCAGAGACGCGTTAAGCGTGTCGTCGATACTTCCAAGCGGAGCCGCTGCGCCAGCCGCCTTAGCCTTCGATTTCACATTCGCCCCCAATGCCTTGCGCGTGGCCTGGAGTTTAGCCTCCGCATCAGCCTTTGCCTTTGCTGAGGTCTCGGCGGAAATGCGAGACTGCTCTGCGGCGCGGGTGACAGGGTTTAGCCAAACAGCCTTTTCATAGGCTTCTGCCAGGTCTTTTGCGGCACCTGCTTTGATAAGCCCTGCAATGTCATTTGCCAGCGTATCGAAGTGGGGGTGAGCCGGGTCGGTGGCGAAAGTGTCGATTTCACGCTGGATAGAGGTTCGCGTGACTTCGGCTTCCTGCCGCTGCCTTCCCATGAATTGCGATTGTAGATCAGCGAGTTGCTTTTGCAAGCCCTGGACTTGAGGGTCGACGAAAGGGGCCTCGGCGTTGAGGTCTACGCGGTACTCGGCAGCGAGCTTTTGGAAGGCGATCTGCTTTTGCTCCGGGGTGCCAGTGGCCAGGGTATAGTGGGCGCGCATTAGGCCATCGATCTGCTGCATCGGGCTGATACCCATTTGCTGAAGCATCGGGGCATAGGGTGCGATTATACTGTTGACGGTCTTGCCGACCTGGGCATCGGCCTTGTAGGACTCGAGGCCTTTGAAGATGTCATCCTCGCGCTTGAGGACTTCCTTTTGAACTTCGGGCGGGAGCGTTGCCCACTTCGCTGCGGCTTCCGTACGCCAGGTGCGAGGGGCAGGGACAGCGGGCTCGGCAGGGGCTGGAGGCTCCTCTGGCGCGGCTGGTGCGGGGGGCTCTTCGGAAGTGTTTTCCGTCGTGCTGTCGAGTTTGACGTCGGTGTCACTTGTCTCTGGGGGAGTAGTTTCCCCGAAGAGGTTTTCCGAGATCTCCGAGCCTGCGGCTTCGAAGTCGAAGTCCGTTTGGATTGGTTCGGCTGTGGTGTCTTCAATTCCCATGGTGTTTTCCTTTAGTTTACTGTCGTGTCACAGTTGCCGTGGCGCCGGCTGCGATTTCATTTACAAGTTGCACTCTCTTATCAACGGGGAGTTCAGCGATGAACTGATCCGTTGTCCTGTCTAATGCTGCTTCCAGCTTAGATTCTTCTTCCACCTCCGACCGCTTCGCGGCCTCATTTTCCCCCGGCTCAAGTACCCGACAGCCGTGCTTGCGGAGGTTTTCCTCGTGCGCGCGCTTGCCTTCAATCCAGGTACCCGTCACGGGGCAGGAGTAGCCTTGGTAGTCCATGCGGATTGCGGTGGGCTGGAGGATCTTGTCAGCCCAAGCCCCACAGCCGCATTCTTGCGGTGCGGCGTAGTCAGCGAGCTTGCGCATAACATCAAAGGTGGAACTGCATGAGGGGCAGTGGTAGGTGTAAAGGGGCATGGTTATTTACCGTGTATTACGCGGCTGTAACGCCGGTGGATTTGGGCGGCATAGCGGCTTGCTGGCGCCGTTGCAGTGCCTGCTGCGCGAGTTGCTGGAGCTTGCCTTGATGCTGGAGGGTCGTGAGTTCCTCCTTTTGACGAAGTTCCTGCACTTTAAGCTGCGTTTCGGCTTGTTTTAATTGGTACTCCAGCTTCATGATCTCAGTCTTGTTTTGTGCATCTTGCTGTGCCTGGGCCATTTCGAGCTGCGACTTCTGGGCTTGAAGTTGGGCTTCGGCTTGCGCCGCCTGAGCATCCTGCTGCATCTTTGCTTTAGCTTGCCCAGCCTTCGGATCTTCCGGAGGTTTCGGGGCCTGCATTTGGGCAATCTGATCTTCCACGTCAGTTCCAAACCGATACCGCCGAGTGACTGCAAGGAGAATGCTTTTCGCCGCATCGAAGGGAAGGATGCCCTGCTGCACCATCGGGCCGACGCCGTTAAGGAACTGTGCAACCGCGTTGAGGAACTCCCCCATGTTCGCCTTGTCTTCCGTCGCCTCTGCGTCGACAGTGGAGTTTGTTTCAATATCGATGTTGTACGACCGTTGGAGGTCGTCTTGGAGAAGTCCGAGAATCTCTTCCCAGGAAAACGCCTTCGCAGTCGACATTAGTGGCTGGACTTGCTGCGGGTTTGGGGGTTGTTGGGTGTACTGCGCTTGCATTTGGAGCTGCTGGAGCTGGGCTTGCGCCTGTTGCTTCTGCTCCGCCGTAGGGTACTGCAGTCCCGTCATGCCCGCGATTGTCTCTTGGGAAAGCTTCGTCATCGCAATTTCCCCCATTATGCGAAGGCTATCCCGGACAAACCGCATCACGAGCTTCTGCATACGCTTGAGCCGGAGTGTACCCCACTGATTTTTGATGTTTTGGGCAGTGGCGGTTTCCGAGGCCTGGCTCGCGCCGCGAAGGATGTCCGAGATCCCTGTGATTTCGTAGATCACTTGCTTGATCTGCTGCCGTTGAACGTAGAGTTGCTGTAAAACCGTGATGAGTTCCTGCAATGGCATCAGCCAGATCGCTTTGTCCAGTGTCTGCCCCTGTTGCATCGCGGCTACGTTTTCGGCTGGGATCAGGGTGTTGTCTTCCGCGGAGAGGACTTTTTCAATACCTTCAAGCGTCGAGTCATAGAAACCACGGACTTTCAAGGCTGAGATGATCTTGTTAATCCGAACTGTGATGCGGTTGAGTTCCTTCGCCTGCTCTTCGTAAGCGAAGTACAAG